AACTAAATGATAATAAAATTCAAATGATATTAAAACAATGTAATATCAAAACAGATATTAAGAAGCAAATAATGAGAATCAATGCCATTACATCCCCCCGCTCAAATCTCTAAGAAGTCAATAGGGGGAACGGCGAGGGGAACTCTAAAAAAAATTTCGGGAAATTGATAAGGGGGGGTTATTTATCCAACTTATCAATATCGAATGATAGAGCATCAAAAATTAGTTGAACTGCTAAAGCAAATCCTTTTTCGAACGAAAGACAATTTAATTCGAATCCTTTGGCAGCATCTGCATCTAGGTAATCATCTAATTTTTCTTGGAGTTGATAAGGCATCTGCTCTAATACTTTATCCATTACAACGATAGATTCTTTTCTTAATTTGTCATAATTTTTATTGGTAGAACTTGATAAATCGCTATATGATAAAAATAGTTCCCTCATTGAGTTTTTATACATAGTATCACCACCTAATTTTTTTCGTATTTTCAGTAATATATGAAAATCGTTGTTTATATAACTTAAAAAAAACAAAAATACAAGTCTTTTTGGAAAAAAAGGAGAAATTTAATGGAATTTATAAGTAAAAATGTAAATGAGCTAAAACCAGCAGAATATAATCCTAGACTAGATTTAAAACCTGGAGATAAGGAGTTCGAAAAAATAAAAAAAAGTATTGAGGAATTTGGATATGTAGATCCTGTAATCATAAATAAAGATGGTACAATAATAGGAGGACATCAGAGATATAAAGTGTTAAAAAACATGGGGTATACAGATATTCAATGTATTGTTATAGATGTAGATAAGGACAAAGAAAAAGCGTTGAATATCGCCTTAAATAAGATATCAGGGGATTGGGATAAAACTAAACTAAAGGAATTGTTGACCGAATTACAAAGCATAGATATGGCAGAAATAACAGGTTTTGATATGGCAGAATTGGGAATGCTTGGTGTGCAGGAAGAAGTAATTGATGATGATTTCGATATTGATGAAGTGTTAAAAGAAGAAAAATCTCACATCTTATTCGGAGATATTATTCAATTAGGTAAACATAGGCTAATATGTCGGAGATAGCACAAATGGAGCAGATGTTGAGAAACTTATGAATAAAAAAATAGCAGATCTTATAATAACAGATCCACCTTATAATGTGAATTATCAATCAAATAGTACAGGAATGACGATTATGAATGATAATATGAATGAGGATGAATTTGAAAACTTTTTATATTATGCACACAAATGTATGTATGATTTTTCAAGAGAAGGAGCTCCGATATATGTATTTCATTCAGATGTAGGAGGTTATTCTTTCAGAAAAGCATTTGTAGATGCAGGATTTAAAATGGCAGAATGTTTGATATGGTTAAAAAATCAATTTGTACTTGGTCGCCAAGATTATCAATGGAAGCATGAGCCTATACTATACGGTTGGAAAGAAGGAGCTTCACATACTTGGTATGGTGGTAGAAGTCAATCTACAATTTTTGAAACAGATATAGATGATATTAAGAAAATGAGCAAGAAGGAATTGGTACAATTAATTGAGGAATATCAAAAAAATGTACCAACTAGTGTAATAGAATATGATAGACCAAAGAAAAATAAATTACATCCTACAATGAAACCATTAGGATTACTAGGAATATTAATGCAGAATAGTTCAAAGAAGGGCGATATTGTATTAGATTTATTTGGTGGAAGCGGAAGCACACTAATAACAGCAGAAAAATTAGATAGAATAGCATATCTTGTGGAATTAGATCCATTATATTGTGATGCAATAATCAAAAGATATGTTCAAGAAAAGCAATCAACAGAGGATATTGTGATAATTAGAAATGATACACAATATACATACGATGAAATATTTAATAAATAGGAGGGGGTAACATGGCAACTGCAGGAAGAAAGCCAAAACCAACTCAAATGCATATACTAAATGGTAATCCCTCTAAACTAAAATTAGAAGAAAGAATTAGTAATGAAGTAAAAGTAAAAGAATATGCATTAGGGGAATTTCCAACTGCACCAGAGTGGTTAGATAATATAGCAAAAGAAGAATGGAACAGGGTTGCTCCTATGCTTGCAAATTGCAAGTTGTTAACAGAGGCGGATATAAAAGCTTTAGAAGCCTACTGTAAATGTTGGAGTAGATATATTGAAGCAGAGAAACAAATGGATGATTTGGGAAGTACAATATTCCAACCAAATCAAAAAAGCAAGTACATACAACAGTTACCACAAGTCTCTATAGCACAAAAATATTTGAAATTATGCAAAGACTTTATGACTGAATTTGGATTGACTCCTAGTAGTAGAGGTAGAATGTTATTACCAGGAGAAAAAGATGAAGATGAAATGGAAACATTATTTAGGAAGTCGATGCCGTAATGTTTGATGAAAATAAAGCAAATAGAGCGGTCGCATTTGTAAAACTGTTGAGAAATACACAGGGGGAATATGCAAAACATCCATTTAACTTAATGCCATTTCAAGAAAAAATTGTCAAAGATTTATTTGGAAATGTTAATGATGAAGGATATCGACAATATCGAGAAGCCTTTATTTTTTTACCTAGAAAAAATGGAAAAACAGAATTAATTGCAGCACTTGTACTTTATTGTTTATTTATGGATGATGAATATCGGTGCAGAAATATACAGTGCAGCAACATCAAGAGAACAAGCAACTAAAGTGTATCAAGCATGCTGTGCAATGATTCGCATGAACAGAGCATTATCAAGTAGATGCAAAATAATAGAATCACAAAAGAGGATAGTAAGATATGACACCAATTCATTTTATAGAGCGATATCTGCAGAAGCAGGAACAGCACATGGTTTTAATGCTCATGTAGTAATATATGATGAAATACATGAAGCACCAAATAGAGAATTATATGATGTTTTAAAAACATCTATGGGAGCTAGAAGACAACCATTGTTTATAAGCATAACAACTGCAGGATCAGACACAAATGGAATTTGCTATGAATTATATAATTATTCAAAAATGCAAATTAGCAAAAAAGAAAGAGGCGAAGAATATGATAAAACATTTTATCCAGTTATATATGAAGCACCAGAAGATGCTGACATATGGGATGAAAAAGTATGGTTTGCAGCTAATCCAGCGTTAGGTGTATTTAGAAGTTTAGATGAATTTAGACAGACTGCTATTAGAGCAAAAGAAATTCCGTCATTAGAAGCGGGATTTAGAAGATTATATCTTAATCAATGGGTAAATTCTGATGTTGCGTGGATGAATATGAATAAATGGCATTTATGCAATGATTTTATACCAGAATCAGAGTTGTTAGGAAAAGAATGTTATTGTGGAATAGATTTGTCGGCAACAACCGACTTAACATCGGTAAATCTCGAATTTAGATTAGCCGATGACAGGTATGTGATGATATCTCACTCATTTATACCAGAAAATAGAATTAGAGAAAAAGAAAAAACAGATAGAGTACCTTATTCTGTATGGATAAAACAAGGATATATAACCGCTACACCAGGAGATGTAATTGATTATGAGTTTATAAAAGCATATATAAGAACTGCAGCGATTAAATATCAAATAAAAGAAATTTGTTTTGACCCGTGGAATAGTACACAATTAGCAAATGACCTTGAAAATGAAGGATTTATAGTTGTAGCAATAAGGCAAGGATATGCAACATTATCAGAGCCGACCAAAGATATTCTTGCATTAGTGTATCAGAGGAAAATAATTCATAATCAGAATCCTGTATTGACTTGGGCAATATCTAATTGTATAACTAGACAAGATCCAAATGGGAATATAGCACTGGATAAAGCCAAAAGTAAAAATAGAATAGATCCTGCTGCCGCAATGATAAACAGTCATAGCAGGGCAAGAATGTTGGATACAACGGTAGATTTAAATAAATTAATATTAGGAGATGAATTCTCGTTATAGGAGGAGGGATTAAAATTGCGGAATTAAAAATATGCTAAAGAATTTAATAATTAAAAATGAAGAAATACCAAAAGTAGAAACAGAGCAGGAAAGCAAAGTTGTCAATCCCTCACAATGGCTAATAAATTGGATTGGTAGTGGAGAATCAGCATCAGGAGAATTTGTTAATGAGGAAACCTCCATGAAAATGGCCGCAGTATATGCTTGTATAAGATTATTGAGCCAAAGTGTAGCTAAACTGCCATTACATGTGTATACTACTAAATCAGGGAAAAAAGAAAGAGAATATATGCACCCAGTTACATATTTGTTGGAAAATAGACCAAATCCGTATATGACACCTTATGAATTTAAACAAACAATGGAAATGCATCGACAGTTATATGGGAATGCATATGCAGAAATACAATTTGGGAAAGATGGATATCCAAAAGCTTTATGGATTTTAAATCCAGCAGTTACTGAAATAGTTACAGATGAAAAAAATCATGGGAAAGTGTGGTATACAACCGTTCTTCCAGATGGTCAAGCAGTAAAATTGAAGTTTGAAAATGTATTGCATATAAAGAATATAGGTATAACTGGATTAAAGGGAATGTCGCCTATATCAGTGGCTAGAGAAACTATAGGTAGTCAAATGGCATCCCAAAAATATGTATCTAAATTTTATAAAAACGGTACTACTGCAAAAGGAGTATTAACAGTACCAGGAGTAACACTTAAACCAGAAGCGAAGAAAATAGTTCGTGAAGAATGGGAGAAAATGAGTGCTGGAATGACAAATGCAAATAGAATTGCAATTTTAGATTCAGGAATAACATATCAAGACTTAACTATGAGTCAAGCTGATGCACAATTTATAGAAACACAAAAATTAAATACAGCTGATATAGCAAGAATTTATAATGTTCCACCGCATTTGATTGGCGACCTAGAACACGCAACTTTTAGTAATATAGAACACCAATCAATTAGCTTTGTAAAAAATACTTTGCAACCATTGTTAGTAAGCTGGGAACAAGCTATTAAATATCAATTATTTACACCAACAGAACAAAAAAAGTATTATTGCAAATACAATGTGGATTCAGAATTAAGAGGCGATAGTAAATCTAGAGCGGAATATTACGAAATTATGGAACGAATTGGTGCTTATAATATTGATGAAATAAGAAATAAAGAGGATCTACCAGAACTAGATGATGGACTAGGGAAGAAACACCTAATAAGCTTAAATTATACATTACTTGAAATGCTTGAAGATTATCAAATGGGAAAAGTAAAACAAAATGCTGAAAATGATAAAAAACAAGTAAAACAAGAGGATAAAAAGGAAGATGATAAAGGGGGTGAAAAGGAAAATGAGCAAGATAAAAAATAAGTTTTGGAGTTGGACTAAAAATATAATGACAAATACACCAGAGTTAAGGTTAGAAGGAGAAATTGCATCAGAAACATGGTGGGGAGATGAAATAACTCCCAAATTATTTAAAGAGGAATTAAATAAATACCAAAATCAGGATATAACTGTATGGATAAATTCACCAGGAGGAGATGTAATCGCAGGAAGTCAAATATATACAATGCTTAAAGAGCATAAAGGAAATGTAAATGTTAATATTGATGGGCTTGCTGCAAGTTCTGCCTCCTTCATTGCCATGGCGGGAGATACAATAAAAATGTCCCCGACAGCTATGATGATGATTCATTTACCAAGTACAATGGATTGGGGAGATAAGAATGATTTTGCTAAAGCTATTGCAAGATTAGAAGAAGTAGAAGCCGCAATAATAAATGCATACGCATTAAAAACAAAGTTGCCAAATGAAGAATTAGCAAGAATGATGGAAGAACAAACTTGGATGAATGCGTACAGGGCTAAAGAACTTGGTTTTATTGATGAAGTGTTATATACAAATAATGAAGATGAGGATAAAAAAGCATTTGATTTTAGTAAAAAGGCTGTTAGCAATTGTATGCAGAATAGTGTTAAACAAATACAAAAAAAACTGCAGAATGAAAATGAATTAAAAAAATTAAAAATTGAATTAGATTTATTGGAATTGCAATAAATTTGATTTAACATAAAACAGAAAAAGAACAAAAAAACGCTCCTTCTAAAATTAAAATTTTAGGAGGATTTATTATGAATTTAAGAGAATTAAGACAAAAATTTGCTGCATTAGTTGCAGAAGCAAAAAAATTATCTAATGAAGGAAAATTAGATGAAGCTAAAGCTAAAACAGAGGAGGCTAAAGCTTTAAACGAACAAATTAAACAAGCAGAAGAAATTGAAAGGATGGAGGAAGAACTTCAAGGCGATGCAGGAACGCCTGTAACAGAGGCAATTGCAGATAACAAAGCAGATGTGAATAAAGCATTCTTAAAAGCATTAATGGGAAAAAGATTAACACCTGCAGAAAATGCCCTAATTGAAAGAGCAGATTCAGAAACAGATGAGCCAAATGGAAGTATTTTAGTACCACAAGATGAAAATACTAGAATCAATGAATACAAAAGACAATACAAATCATTAAGAACACATGTAAGAGAATATAGAACAACTGTAATATCTGGATCATTCGTGTATGAAAATAATAGCACAATGAGTCTATTACAAGATATAGATGAAATGGAAGAAATTCCACAAGAAGAAGGACCAAAATTCAAAACTAAAGGATATAGCATCAAAAATAAAGGTGCAATATTACCAGTATCAAATTATTTACTTACAGATGAACAATCGGGATTAATGAACTATGTGGGTAGATGGTTTGCTCGTAAAGCAGTAAAAACAGAGAATGCCGATATTATAGCAGTAATGTTAGCTGATAAAGAGGCAAAAGTATTAGCAGACTGGAAAGCACTAAAAAGGTCATTAAATAAAGATTTGGATCCAGCATTAGTACCAGGATCAGTAATTATAACAAATCAAGATGGATTTGATGAATTAGACAATGCGGTAGATGAAAATGGTAGACCTATATTACAACCTGATCCAAAAAATCCTACACAAAAAATATTCAAAGGATTAACAATAGATGTATATTCAAATAATGATTTACCAAGTAGAGATGGAAAAGCTCCTATTTTTTATGGAAATTTAGAAGAAGCAATTACATTTGTTGTAAGGGATAGATATGAAATAGCGAAATCAAAAGAAGCAGGTTTCACGAAAAATGCAACACTTATCAGAATATTAGAAAGATATGATGTTATAAAAACTGATGATGAAGCTTATATCTATGGAGAACTTGCTATAACAGATGGAGTTACAACAGAAGAAACTGTAGAAGAACAAAATCCAGAGGGATAAAAAATAGAGAATAGGAGGTGCTTTGAGTGATAACTTTAAAAGAGGCAAAAATATTTTGCAGAATAGATAATGATGAAGAAGATGCTTTAATAGAATCGTTAATAAAAACTGCAGATGAATATATAGAGTCGGCTTGCGGAACTGATTATGAAAAAAATTCAGAAAAAGCCAAACTTTGTCAAGCTTTACTTGTAAATCATTGGTATGAAAATAGGTCGCTGATAGGAAATAAAAAAGCACTTCCATATTCCATAGAAAATTTATTGTTACAATTACGATATGGTATAAAAGGTAGTGATGAAAATGATAAAAACTGAACAATATCGAAAGAGAGTAATTATTCAAAATTATGTAGAAATAAAAAATAGTAGGGGAATTGTCAAAAAGGAATGGAAGGATTATAAAAAGGTTTGGGCAAATATAAAAACTGGAATGGCAGAAGAAGTGGAAGATTCCAATACAATAAATTCAAAAAAAGTATGTGAAATAACTATAAGGTATAACTCAATGCTTGAAAATCAACTAGCAGATACAGAAAAATATAGATTATTTTATAAAAGACCGTATAATTTAAAAGCAATAGAAAATGTGGATGAAGCAAATATAGAATTAAAACTAAAATGTGAGGCAGTTGGAATATGAGCAAGAATCAAGAAACAGATATTAGATTATATGGATATGAAGAATTATATTCCAAACTAGAATCAATGCCTGATAAAGTAAATTCAGTTATAGATAGAGCATTAATAGAATGTGCCAAACCAATACAAGAAGATGCAAAAAGGAGAGCAAGAAAGAGTAAAACACCAAGTGAAACTAGTGGTCATGGACATATGGCAGATCATATTGAAATAAGTAATGTGGAACAGCTAGGCACAGAAAAAAGAGTGATAATAGGTTTCACGAAAGGAGATAATTCTCCATTTTTTTATGCTAAATTTATTGAATGGGGGGCATCGAGTGGTCCATGGTCAAGCACATATTATGGAAAAAAACCTTTTATGCGACCAGCATATAAAGCAAAAGTATTACAAGCACTTGAAATATTTAAAGAAAGAATAGGAAAGGAATTGAAATAATGGATGCACATGAAAAAATATATGCGGTACTATCCAAATTAAAATATCCCGTACAATTTGATACATATACAGGGAATGAAAAAAAATATATTACATATTTTGAGATATTAGAAAAAATGGATTTGGCATCTGAAGATGCAGATGAAGTTATTGGACATCACTTTCAAGTTGATATATTTTCTGACGAAGATCCAACAGAAATAAAGAATGAGGTAATTAATGAATTAAAACAAAATAGTTTTTATCAAATAACTTGTCAGGATTTATATGAGCAAGAAACAGGAATGTACCACAAAGCAATTACTTGTTATATGCCAGAATATATAACGGAAGAATAAGAAAAAAACTTTCCCGCTCCTTCACAAATAAAAAATTAGGGGGAATTTAAAATGCCAAGACAAATTGGATTAGAAAATTTAACAGTAGCACTTGTAGAAGAAGATAAGTCTACGGGAGTAGTATATGCTACACCATTAAAATTGGAGAGATCAATTAAAGCGAAAGTATCGCCAAAAACAAGTTCAGAAAAATTATATTCTGATGATTCAGTAGAAGAAATATTAAATAATTTTGATTCATGTGATGTAGAAATTGAGATAAATCAATTACAATTAAAAACTAGAGCATTAATTCAAGGAGCAAAAATTGTAAATGGATTATTAGTTGAAAATAAGGATGATATTGCACCCGAATTAGCTTTAGGGTTTAGAAGCAAAAAATCAAACGGAAAGTATAGATATGTATGGCTTTTAAAAGGAAAATTTGAAATAACGGAAGATGAATACGAAACTATAGGAGAAAAACCAACAGCACAATCAAATTCAATAACTGGAGCATTTTATGGAAGAAATTTTGACGGAAATTGGAGAATAATGGAAGATGAAGATTCAGAGGGGGCAGATTTAGAGAGAATTGCGAATTGGTTTAAAACAGTACCAGAAATATTAGCCAAAACAGAAAATGAGCCTGGAGAAGGAGATAACACAGGAACAGATGAAAATCCAGAAGGTGGAGATAACACAGGAACAGATGAAAATCCAGAAGGTGGAGATAGCACAGGAACGGATGAAAATCCAGAAGGCGGAGATAACACGGGAACAGATGAAAATCCAGAAGGCGGAGATAACACGGGAACAAATGAAAATCCAGAAGGTGGAGATAACACAGGAACAGATGAAAATCCAGAAGGCGGGGATAATACAGGAACAGATGAAAATCCAGAAGGCGGGGATAATACAGGAATGGATGAAAATCCAGAAGACGAAGCTAATCCAGATGAAGCTTAAACAAATTAAGAAGGATAAAATAAAAGGTGGAGCAGACTCCACCTAATTTTTATATTAGGAGGGAATTTATAATGTCATTAAAACAAATAACAGGAAAAGAATTAAAAGGAGATAATGCAAAAAATAAAATTATTCTTGAAGGTAAAGAATACGATTTAAATTTAGATTTAAATGCATTTGCAGAATTAGAAGAAATATATGGAAATGTTACAGAGGCTTTGGATGGTTTAGAGAAAGGATCATTTAAGGCAATAAGAGCAATATTGTACGCAATATTAAAAAGTCAAAATGAAAAATTAACTTTAGTAAAAGTTGGGAAAATGATAAATATGGGAAACTTGGTGGAAATAACAAATAAATTAAATATAACTGCAGAAAAATCTCTACCAGAAATAACAAACGAAACGATAGAAGAAAAAAACGATTAAAGGAGTCAAACGAAAATCCAAATGAAAAATTTAAAATTTGGGATTGGCGGATGGCTCTACTATTTAGCAGTACAAATATTAAAAATAGATGAAGAAAAATTTTGGAAAATGACACCAAGAAAATTGTGTATATTAGCAGATTTACATTATAAATATACACAGCAACTTAAAGAAGGAGTAAATGATGAGGATAATTCACTGGGGTATATTGATGAAATATTCAATTAGAGGTGAATTAAAAATATGGCAATAGAAGAAACTTTGGCAAAACTTGGTATAGAAATAGCATTTGATTCTAGTGGACTTAAAGAAGGCATAACAAAAGTAAATAATAATATAAAAACATTAAAGTCAGAACTAAATTTGTCAAAGTCTGCTATGTCCAATTTTGGAAATACCACAGAAAGCCTAAAAGTAAAAGCGGAAAATTTAAGCGAAACAATAACAAATCAAAGAGCAAAAGTAGAATTATTAACAAAACAATATGATGCATCAGTTCAAGCAAAAGGAGAAGATGCAACAGCTACACAAAAATTAAAAGTACAATTGAATAATGCAACAGCAACATTGAATGAAATGGAAAGACAATTAGAGGATTTAAATTCTGATATAAAAGGACATGTTGCAGAATGGAAAAATCTAGGTACAACATTAACAAATGTTGGAAGTAATATAAAGGCTGTAGGTAATGGAATATCAAGCATTGGAAATACACTAACTAAATATGTTACAAGCTCTATTTTAGGATTAGGAACAGTCGCTACTAAAACAGCAATCGATTTCGAAAGTGCTTTTGCAGGTGTAAGAAAAACCGTAGATGCAACAGAAGCAGAATTTGAAGAACTAGAAAAAGGTATAAGAGAAATGTCTACAGAGTTACCAGCAACGGCTGTGGAAATAGCATCCGTTGCAGAATCTGCGGGACAATTAGGAATAAAGACTGAAGATATTCTTGAATTTACAAATGTTATGATTGATTTACGGAGAATCGACCAATTTATCAGCAACAGAGGCAGCATCTTCTCTTGCTAAATTTGCTAATATAACAAACATGTCTTCTAAAAATTACAGCAATCTAGGCTCTGTAATTGTTGCGTTAGGAAATAATTTTGCAACGACAGAAGCGGATATTGTAGAAATGGCAACTAGACTTGCAGCAACAGGAGAATTAGCTGGATTAACAGAGGCTCAAATAATGGCATTAGCAACCTCAATGAGTTCAGTTGGTATTGAAGCACAAGCTGGTGGATC